CTACCTACTCGGTGTGAAGCGGATCGTTCTGCTTGGCTTCGACATGAGGAAGGTCGACGGGAAGAACAACTGGCACGACTACCACGACGAAATGACCACCGAGTACGATAAGCACCTTCTGCCGATGCAGCAGGTCGCGGTAGAGGCCAAGGAGCTTGGACTGGAGATCATCAACGCTACTCCTGGGTCTGCGATCACCGTCTGGCCCATCGTAGATCCGGCAGACGTGATGTCAAAGGGGGTGTGACGTGTCGCATGCAGTTGTCGGACATACGATCTTCGATCTGGTCAAGGACGCGCTGACACCGCTACAACTGCCGCCCGAGGTGCGGTCCATCGACCTTCACATCGAGGGCGATTCCGTGGTTACATTGACCATCCGATGCTATCCGACCGCCGAGCAGACGACCAAACTCCTGGGGATTGCCAAAGTGTATCAGTACGAGTTGGTGGGGGACGATGGATGAAGGTAGAGGATCGGGCGCGGATCTTGGAATGGATGAGTCGTGCGCGTCCGTCCGTTCGCACGCTGCGCCCGGTCCGGCATCGCGGGGTAGCTCAGCGGTAGAGCAGCGGACCCATAATCCGCTGGTGGCGGGTTCGACTCCCGCCCCCGCAAAGCACGGGCCGTGAGGCAGAGGGTCCATGGGAACTGGTAGGATGGACGTCGGCAAGCTGATGCGACTCCTGTCGAGGATAGAGCATCTGGCTGGCGACGTGGCCGAGTTCGGAGTCTACCGTGGCGACACGTTCGCCGTACTAGCCAACTGGGCTTTCGCGCACAGCCGTATGGCACACGCCTTCGACTCGTTCATTGGCATGGCCGATCCTGGCCCAAGGGATTCCACCGCATACTGGCGTGGAAAGTTCAGCGTCGGCGGAGTGGACAGATTCAGGGACCTGATGACTGCTCGCCTGAAGCACGACTCGTACAAACTCTGGCCCGGATTCATCCCCGAGTCTCTGTCCGATGCGACCACCCTGCTCCTGGTGTTCTCGTACGTGGACCTAGACCACTACGATCCGACCATCGATGCCCTAGAGTTCTGCTACCAGAGAACCGTGCCGGAAGGCCTAATCGTCTGTGACGACGTATTCGACCTGGGACACGGCGGAGCCTCCGATGCAGTCAACGAGTTCATCGCAACGTGCCCCGGACTCGCGTCCGTGGGCAGACTGGACAACAACCAACTCGTTCTGAGGAAGGTGCGATGCTGACAGTCACCTGCGTGCTTCGCAGCGGAGGAGACTTCGTGCCGGATGACGTAGCCCGACTTGCTCGCGGAGTCGAGCGTAACCTAACGCTACCCCACCTATTCACCTGCCTGACAGATGATCCAGTAGGTGTTTCTAGCATCATTTCTAACTTCGCCATCCTGAATCACGACTGGCCTGGATGGTGGGCGAAGATGGAGGTGTACCGCCTTCTCGGTCCCGTCCTGTACTTCGACCTGGATACCGTGATCGTCGGAAACATCGATGCGCTTGGCATGAAGGCCAAGAACGCTGGTGGCGACCTGCTCATGCTCCACGACTTCTATCGACCGGACCACGGCGAGAGCGGAATCCTGGGATGGGCAGGTGAGATGCGCTACCTGTACCGGTCGTTCTGCGAGGCCGTCTCGGGGGCAAAGTTTGACAGCAGGCGTCACGGCATCCCAATGAAACCGAGCAACGGGCAGACGTATGCGGGTGACGGAGACTGGACGTGGAGACATGCGAAAGCCCGTATCGGGTTCACCGTCGAGGACGGAGTGTATAGCTATAAGTACCACATCAGATCGAAGAAACTCTGCCAGCCTCCAGACGACGCCGTAGTCGTATGCTTCCACGGACATCCTCGTCCGCGCGACGTATCGGCTAGGTGGATAGGACGGTGATCCGATGCTGGCACCCACGCAGAAGCGGAATGACACGATCCAGGTGGTGGTGACTCATGCGTGCGAGGGATCGTGTTCGAACTGCACGCAGTTGCTTCAGCTTCGTTCGCGTCCATCACACATGTCTGTGGAGTGCTTTCGAGAGGCAGTCTACGCCTCGAAAGACTGGCCCGGAGTCGTTGCGGCGTTCGGTGGGAATCCGTGCGTACATCCAGACTTCTCGGAACTGTGCCGCATTATGAGCGAGGAGATTCCGCAGCAGAGTCGGCGTGGCCTATGGGCAAGTAGCTTCGGCAAGTACGGCGAACTGGTGCGACGCACGTTCTATCCCACGGGAAGGATGAATCTAAACGCGCACGGGAATCGCGAAGTATCCGATGCGATGGAACGGTGGACGCCAGGGAAAGTCATCCTCGGAAGTGCGGACGGCCCATCGTGGCACACGCCAATCCTTGTTGACTGGCGTGACGTTGGACTCGACGAGGAAAGGTGGGTCGCGTACCGAGAGAAGTGTCCAATCAACCGCAAGTGGTCCTCCGCAATAGTCGAGGGGTTCGACGGAAGGCCGAGAGCGTACTTCTGCGAGGTAGCAGCAGCAATCGACGACCTACTGGGCGGAGACAATGGAATCCCCGCAGAACCTGGATGGTGGAAGAATGGAATGGACGCCTTCCAGCATCAGGTAGATGCGTGCTGCGATGCTGGCTGTGGAGTGCCGTTCTGCATGCGAGGACACCTAGACCGGGACGGAGTATATGACGTAAGTGCATCGTGGAAACTGCTCGTTCCCGACGATGTGGTGTGCAACCTAATCACTGGTCTCAGTCCCAAGGTGAAGGAGTCGACGGACTACATGAGGTTGAGGTCGTAGCATGGATGCACCGCTTCCGGCAAACCTGATGGAACATTGGGGTAGATTGCTGGCAACCGAAGGTGATCGCCCCAGGGGAGAGAATGCGTACTCGGAGGTATTCGACGACTCCGTTCTGTTCCCATTGCAGCGTAAGGCGGAACTGTCTCGGATGATGATGACTGCACGCGCCTTAGCGCCGAAGGTCGTCATGGAGATCGGTGCCGACAAGGGTGGTGGATTCTACCATTGGATCAAGTGCCTTCCGACAGTACGCAAAGCCATAGCGATTGAACTGCGCGGAGTTCCGTACGCCTCGGCATTTCGTGGAGCGTTCCCCTACGTGTCCATCATGTGCCGCGCTGGTAGTAGTATGGACGGCTCAGTCATCGCCGACGTGAAGAACTTCCTGGCCGGAGATCCCATCGACTGCCTGTTCATTGACGGCGACAAGGCGTCGACCGGGAAGGACTTCGCCATCTACTCCCCGTTCGTGCGCAAGGGCGGATTGGTGTTCATTCACGACGTGGTGGACAAGATCAACCCGCGTGCCGTATTCAACACGCTCGCCGCTAGGTATGATAGCGAGTCCATCGTGGATGTGTCCGAGGGTCTAGAGGCTCGCGCGCGAGAGAGGGCTGGAATCCCCGCAGCTACGTCTCATGAGGCGTGGAACAGAGTGTGGGGCAACACGTCGTGCGGCGTTGGCGTGCTACACGTTTGAGGACGTCATGCGTGGACTGATGCTAGGGAACGTGGACTACCGCCGTCACATGACAGACGAGGGAGATCAGCTTCAGCGAGGACTGGAACACGCTGGATGGACAGTGGCTGGAGTCGGATTCGGTGACGGATGCAACAGCGTTCCTGAACTCCTGGAGCGGCATAGTCCCGACGTCGTGATTGTCCACGACAAGCGCGACTGGGACCCGGGTTCTCGCATCTCGTTCCGCAAGGACGTTGGATTCAAGGATCTTGGGGAACTGGCGCGTCGAAAGAACATCCTGAAGCTCGCAGTCGTGAAGGATGCTGCAACGTTCCAGGCATACCACCAGTCGTTCCTGCGCGAGGTAGCAGCAGACATCGCAATCGTCTACTACAACGAAGACCAGATTCACGCTTGTGCGCCGTGGATGAGTGCGTATCCGAAGATCAGGACGTGGCACACGGTTGATGCGGACTTGGTTAGGGCTATCCCGGCTACGGACCATCGCAAGTCAGTCGTAGTATCTGGAGCCATCGGAGAGGAGATATATCCCGCGCGTACGGCCATAGTCAAGGCAGCGTCGCGCTTGGGAATCGACGTGCTTCGTCACCCCGGATATGGCAACCGAGGTTGCAGGACGGAAGACTACCTGCGCGCGCTGGCGGAGTATCGCGCGCACATCGCGACGGCGAGCAAATACGGATTCGCACTCCGCAAGATCGTTGAATCGGTGGCGGTTGGCTGCATACCAGTCACGAACCTTCCAGAAGCGGATGTCCTTCCGGCAATCGACGGTGCACTACGTCGATTTGATCAGAACTGGCGCGCGGAAGACATCGTTCGTGAGGCCAAGAAGATCGCCGACGGATGGCATGAGGAGGACGTCATGGCGTACTCTAGATCATGCCTGGAAGTGTACGACTACCGAGCGATGGGTCACAGGCTCAATTGCGAGGTGGAGGACGCGTACATGGGAGGTTGGTAACTATGCCGGTGCTGTCTCTAATCACTCCGACGCTGAAGAATCGAGCGTCCATGCGCGCGGGACTGTTCCAAGAAATCGCGCGCCAGTCTCGGGGAAGATCCGTGGAACATATCGTAGACGAGGATGACGGAACGGTTCCTTACGGTACGAAGATGGCGAAGTTGATGGGTCTAGCGGGAGGGGAATACATATCATCGGTCGACGACGACGACGTGATTGCCCCCGACTACGTGGAATCTATCCTTAGACTGCTGGAGAGTGGGCCTTCCGTGGCCACGTTCGCTGCCAAGAGGATCGACGCCGAGAAGGTGTGGACGTTCCACGTCGGAGTTGAGGATGGGGTGAAGGTGACTGGCGGCGAGATCATGTGTGCCAACCACTTCTGTGCGTGGAGAGCGGACTGGGCCAAGACGGTTCCGTGGCTTCCGGCATGGTACGGCGTAGACGTGTTCTGGTATAAGACTATCGCAGCGGCGTACGCACCGCTGACAGAGGCACACATCAACAAGGTCCTGTACATCTACAAGTACGATCCGGCAATCACAGCCTGCCAGACTCCGCTCCGATGCAAGCAATCGCTGGACTTGATGGCCGGTGGTGTATCCAGCTTCAGGCGACGGTCTGATGGACTTATCGTGGCCGCAACGCATGGGTGGAACTGGCAAGTGAGTCACTTCGGAGAGGATTCCGTAGAAGTGGTCGACTCTGATGGAAACGTGAGCGTCGAGGAAATGGACTCGATGGACTTCCTGGCGACCGGCAGGATCTGACCATGACGATCCACGGCTTGACGGTGTGCGTGGACTACGCCGACATGCTTGGAGTAGGCGTGGACCGTTGGCTCGACGGCCTCGATAGCCTGATCGTCGTTACTAGACCCGGAGATCGCGACACCGCTGCCCTGGTCTCGGTCCGCCAGAAGGCTCGCCTGTACGCGACGACGGCCTTCTACGAGGATGGAGCTGCATTCAACAAGGGGCGCGCGATAGAGGAGGGACGCAAGTTGGTGCCCTGGACCGACTGGGTGCTGTTCTTCGACGCCGACGTAGTCCCTCCCGTTGGGTGGAAGTCTGTCGTCGAAAACGCGTCACCCAAGCCTGGATGCCTGTGGGGTGCCAGCCGCGTGCAATGCAGGTCTACGAAGGACGTTGATAGGACCGGGCTACGTCCGATGAGGTATGACGTTCCTGGCGTTGGCTTCTTCCAACTGTTCCATTCACAAGATCCCGCCCTGGTGGGCGAACCGCTGATTGAAACCCAATGGACCCATGCTGGAAACTATGACAACGGGTTCATGCGGCGCTGGAAGCGAGTGCGTGAACTTCCACTCGTCCTGTGGCACGTCGGGCAGAGGGAGGAGTGGTTTGGGCGGGGAAACCGTGGAGCGTTCGTTGAGATGCAGGCAGAGAGGCGTCGGCGTGGCGGCAGGTGGGATCACGAAACGATAGAACCGGAGGTGGAAGATGGCATACAGGACGACGGCGGCTGCGGTTATCGCATTGACCGGGACGCAGTTGACGGAGCAGCAGATCACTCCCTGGCTCGACATCGGGAACAAGATGACGACCCGGTTCCTGTCAGCGAGCGGCCTGTCGGATGACGAGCTGGTCGTGGCCGAGAAGCTGTGGACGGCCTATCTCCTAACTACGGCCAGAGATCCGATGGTAGCGTCCGAGAACGTGGGCGACGCCAGCGCGACGTACGCCAACATGAAGGTGAACCCGTACGGCCACGCGCTGATGGAACTTGACATCTCTGGCGTCGTGGCCCAACTTGCCACTAGCTCCGTGGCCGGGGACATCGCGGCGTTCGGTCCGTACACTGAGGCGGAAGACGCGACATGACGCTCCGGTCACAGGTCTTTGCTGGCGGATTCGCCAAGTCTGTCATCGTCTACTGGGGAACTCCGGTGGCCGATGGACTTGGCGGACGCACGTTCGACGATCCCGTCGAGATCCGGGTCCGATGGGAGGACTCGCAGAACGAGTTCGTCGACGTCGCCGGACGGCAAGCCATCTCCTCCGCTGTTCTGTACCCCAATCAGGATCTGTCGCTGGGTGGGTATGTCTACCTTGGTAGGCTGGCGGACCTATCACCTGCAGAGAAGACCAACCCGTTCGCGCTGGATGGAGCGAAGGAGATCCGTGGGTGGGCGAAGTCCACGTCACTTGACGGCAAGACGACGATGCGGAAGGCGTGGTTGTAGATGGCCGAAGGCATCTTGAACCTAGCAGGATCGAGCGAGGTCGTGGCGAACCTCAGCCGAGAGATCGCCGGGATCAAGAATCGGTCGAGGTCTGGAATGTCGAAGGCCCTGCTGCGCGTGAGTCAGGTCGCCCTTCCGCTGACGCCCGTCGACACCGGGAACCTCCGCAGGTCCATGCGGCGGCGCGTGTTTAGCACGGCGGGTATCATCTGGGGAGTGATCTGGTACGAGTCTGACTACGCGATCTACGTCCACGAGGTGAAGGTCCGTACGTGGAAGATCGTTATACCGGTGAGCAAGTGGGCGAGTCGGAAGTGGGGAACCAGGAGATCCAAGTCTGGCATGTACCGACAACGCGCCATCGGCAAGCGTCTACCGGGAGAGCAGGGACATAGGCCGCCGACGCAATGGAAGTTTCTTGAGGAAGCCCTGAAGCGAACGCGTCACGAACTTCTGGCGATCATCAGGGCGGAGGCCAAGGTGAAATGAGGAGTCCAGCGCAAGACATAGCGGACATGCTGGACGGCGACAGCGCGCTTGGGCTGACGCTCGGGACGGACCTGTTCGCCTTCGACATGCCCGAGAAGCCCGATGTATGTGTGTCGGTAATGGACTCTGGAGGGAACGATCCTGAACCGGAGCCTTCCCTGGAGACGGACTACCCGACGGTCCAGGTGCGGGTGCGCGGGATGCGCGGATCGTATCCGACCATCTGGCAGAGGGCGAAGGCCATCGCGGACTTCCTGCGCGACACGCACGGGCCGAACGAGGTGGAGATCGAGGGATCAAGGTACGTCGGAATCTGGCAGGCCGGGGGAATCCTTGACATAGGGCCGGACGAGAACGGAAGACCGGAGGTGTCGATCAACTTCCGAATCCATCGGACGGCGACGACGAGTTAGGGAGGAGACCGGAATGGCGAGTAATGCACAGAGTGGTGTTGGTGTTCAGTTGAAGCGTGGAGCCGGTTCGCCGCTGTCCTATACGGCGATTGCCGAGATCCTGACGATCACGAACACCAAGACGCGGAAGGTCATTGACGTGACCAACCTCGACTCGGACGGTGGGTACGAGGAGTTCATCGCCGGATTCCGCAATGGCGGGACGTTCCGCTGCACGGCGAACTTCACCTACACTGGGTACGAGGATCTGAATGACGACTACGAGAGCGAGGATCTGGTGAGTTATCAGGTGGTCGTACCGGATCCGCAGGACACGACCTTCGAGTTCGATGGACTGGTGACCAGCCTGGGATTCGCGGTCGACAAGGACACGGCGATCAAGTCGGACTTTGAGATCACGGTGTCCGGCGTCATCGACATCTCCAACACTGGCTAGTAAACGAAGGGGGCTTGTATGGAACTGGTCACCCGCGAGGCCATTCTAGGCCTTCGCAACAAGCGCAAGACCGAGGCCGTCGAGATCCCTGAACTCGGCGGCGTGGTCTACATGAGAGAACTGTGGGCGTCGGAGCGGGAAACGCTGCTGCCTGACATCAAGGATGGGCAAGTGATTCCTAAGAAGAACCTGCGTGCCCTGCTGGTGTCGATGTCAGCATGCGACTCGGAGGGCAAGTTGATGTTCTCCGCAGGCGACGTCGATGCCCTCGGAAACATTCCGGCATCCGTCATGGACCGGCTGTACACGGTCGGTGAGAAACTGTCGGTATTGGATGACGAGTCTCGGAAGGCGCTGGAGGGAAACTCCGCAGCAGGCCCGGCAGGCGTATCCGCTTCCGCCTAGCTCGGGCCTGCGGCCTTCCGCACCCTGACTTCCTGCCAGAGATGACAGCATCCCAGGCATTGGAAGCCGAGGTCTTCGACTCGATGGAGCCGTCGGGGTACAACGAGGAGTGGATGCGTACGGCGTACGTCGTCGCAACGCTCCGCAACCTATTCAGGGGCAAGGACGACGAGCCGGTTTCGGTAGAGGACTGCATGCCGAAGGATCCGCATGATAAGAAGCCGGAGAAGCGGCAGTCGCCGGCCCTGATCGCCGCGATACTGCGAGGCATGGCACGCGGTCAGGCACGGCGTAAGAAGAAGCAGGAGAAGGCGAAGGCTCCGAGTGCATCCATCCGTGGCCGGGTGAAAGCCGCGAGGGATGGCAAGTCAAGGTAATCTCGGACCTCTCATGGCTACGCTCGGCCTCGACACGTCGGGGCTGGATCGTGGCGCTGCCAAGGCCAAGGCTGAACTCGGCGGAGTCGGATCCGTCGTCGGAAGTCTCAAGTCTCAGGTCATGGGACTTGCTACGGCCTTCGGCGGAATGTTCGCCCTTCAGGCGATCATCCGTACGGGTACGGAGTACGCCTCGACCATGCAGCGCGCCGCGATCTTCACGCGCGCTACTGCCGCAGAAGTTACTGCCCTAAACCGCATCGCACATTCGGCTGTCAACCCTCTAGCTGCTGCCCAGGGATGGGAGATGCTAGCCAAGAAGGGTCACACGGCAGCCGAAGCCATCTCCGACCTTTCATCGCTCATGATGTTCGCCAAGGCTAACGCCCTAGACTTCGCAACTGCACTCCAGGCGGCCGACATCAGCGAAGAAACCTTCGGCCGCACTTCGGAGCAGACGAAGCAGGCGTTGGAGATGTTTTCCGCCTCGATGAGTCTTGGGCGCGGAACCGTAGACTCGTACATATCCTCGATGGATGCGATAGGTCCCATCGCAGAGAAGCTAGGGTACTCATTCGAACGCACATTGGCAATGTTTGTCGCCATGAGCCGGGCTGGGGTTGAGGGTACCAAGGCCTCGATGGGCCTTCGCATGGCGATGATAAAGGCCAACGAGATCGCCCTGAAGTACGGGTGGGCCAATGCCGATCTGGTGTCCGTCCTCCAGCGCATGAACCGCGAACACATGAGTACGGCGGAGATCTTCTCCAACTTCAACGCGCGGCAGGCAACCGTGGTAGCGGGAATCCTGCGGCAAGCAGATGCCGTCGATACGCTTACTGACTCCCTCATAGCGTCCAACGGTGAGATGGAACGACGGGCTACCCTCATGGACAAGACTGCCGGTGGGCGATGGAACATCACGAAGGGGGAAATAGCGAAGTCGTTTACTGGCGGAGAAAGCGCAACCCAAGGATGGGCGAACGCTTCTGGTGCAGTAGCTACTCTTGGAATGACTATTCATGGCATATCGATGGGCCTGCAAGACATAGTGGAGTTCAACAAGCTATACAACACGGCACCGTGGAAACTGCCGGACTTCGCCAAGAAACTAGACGAGCAGAATAGGGAGCTGAACGCGACGTGGGACAGGATATGGAACCAAGCCGCTACCGGACTTACTGAGGACATCCTGGCAACGATGAACAAGCCCGGAGGCCTGGGGTACATTGGTTCCGTGGCAGGTGGAGGCGGAACGTCCCCGCTACTTTCACATAACTACCCGTTCAGAGACGTTGCCGGACCTGACTTCCTGCGCGGCTTTATTGGAACAGTCGAGACGCCAGAGGACCGAGAGAGGCGGCTGCTGAAAGAAAGGCAGGCGGCCGAAGATGCGCGCCGCGAGAAGGAACGCGCGTTTGAGGCTTACCAGAATCGGCATCGCGGATACGACCTTCCTGGGATTGGATACGAGTGGGCGCGAGCGATTGAACTCGGGACGCGCACCGGATACGCGCGCCAGTTTGCCCAGCCTGACATCATTCGACAGCGCATGATGGAGGGCGGATTCCAGACGTTCGGCATGGGCAACGAACAGAGGCGGAGGATGGGGTACGACCTGCAACCCACTTGGGCGTCTGCCGTAGAGGGACCAACCGAACGCCAGCTTGATCGGCAGAAGGAGATCGCCGGGTGGAGTAGCGACTTCACCCGTGCATTGGGAGACATGATCGTGGCTGGAGATCGTGCAACGGACGTCATCAAGCGGTTCGGGCAAACGCTCATATCCGAGATCATCAGCCGCATGATGTACCGCGCCATCGGTGGCACCGTGAACAAGATGTTCGACATGATCATCCCACAGATGGCAGGCGGCGGAGTCGCGATGGGGCCGACGCTCGCCCTGATTGCCGAAAAGGGACCAGAAGCCGTGATCCCGCTGGCTCAAGGTGGTGGTGGAGTTGGTGGAACGCACGTAACGATCAACGACCATCGGCAGGTCGGTTCGCCAGACGTAGAAGTCGATGACATGGGCGTGTTGGACGGGCAGCGCGAGCTGGTCGTCACGATCCGAGACATGATGGCGGCCGCTGCTGGATCTGGAGTCACGGATGCGACGATGGGCAGGCGGTACGGACGCCGCGCATCGGGGAGCTACTAGATGGCAGACGTAGTGTGGCCCTCTGGAGTATCCGAGGCGACGCTACTGGATGGGCACGAACTAGAACTGCCGGTCGGATACGTGGAGTTCCAGCCTGACATTGGACCACCGATGCGTCGGGCCGTAGGAACGCTGGTTCCTAGAGACTGCTCGATGCAGTTGGCGATGACCAGCACCGCACTAGCCACGTTCCGAGACTGGTACGAGGACGACCTGTCGTACGGAACGCTGTCCTTCGAACATCCCGATCCCGAGACAGGCGAAACCGAAGATTGGATGTTCGTCGGGAGGATCCGGTACAGGAAGGTCGGACCCGATGCGTGGATGGCGTACTTCACGATGAAGCGGATCACCTAGCATGCCGATCACCGACGACATGAAGCTCGCGCTGTACGCCGAGCGGTCCGAGGAGCCGATTGCGATTCTGCTGCGCGTCGAGCATGACGACCTTGCCGCGCCCATCCTGGTCACGAACCACACGGAGGCGATCACGTCGGACGGGGATACCTACCAGCCCGTGCGGTTTGAGTTTCCCTGGACGGCAGACAAGGAGGACGAGCCATTCGGCGGGCAGTTGCGCCTGCCGAACATCAGCCGCGAGTATAGCGCGGCGATCATGTCGATCTCGTCTCCAGCTACCGTGACAGCGTACTGCGTGCGAGTGTCTGCTCCTGACGTGATCGAAATGCAGACAATACCGTCCACTCTCCTGTCTACATCATGGGATCGCAACGCGCTGCAAGCGTCGTTCGGAATGGCGCAGTTCCAGCAGAGGATGTATCCAGCCGATGCCATGGCCCCGTGGAATGCGCCAGGGATCTTCGCATCCATCCCGCCGGGATCCACGTGGACTGGAGAGGAATACGATGGTGGCGGGGCAGGTGCGGGTGCTGAGCCAGCCTACGGACCACTAGCCTTCGGAGGGAATGACGAATGACGAACAGGGTTCGTACCGCTACGCGTTGTGCCTTCGGGTTGGTACTCCTCGTACTTGCCGCAACCACTCTGGCGGATTGGGATGCGTCATTGATTCCGCATGGCAAGTCTTGGTGGAAGATGTATCGCGCTGACTACGTTACCATCGCGGATATTAGCGGATCCACGCGAGCGTATGCCTACAATCTCCTGTTGGCTGATACGACGGGTGGTGGGTTTGAGTTGGTACCAGCCGGGGAAACGTCTGGCACGCGATGGTGCTTGGCAGTACCCACGGGCTGCTATGCAGTATGGTTCTATGATACTTCCACCAGCTGGTGCGTTCTGGACTCATTCTGTGCAGCTGGGCCGACTTTCCCGCCTAGCGGCATGGATCCCGAGTCAACGTACGCATTCTCGCGGGTGGAGTCCGACACGATTGTTGTCGATACGCTTAGCGTTGCCACGTCCGTAGCACTCCCTAGCGGCTCTATCACCCCGACAATGCTCCTCGCGACCTCCGGCACGATCTACACGCTCCCGCGCGTGGACCCGGACACCCTGTTCTGCGACACGCTCAGGGCCATCGTCGCGGACGTCGACAGCCTCCACGTGTGGGAGGACGTCGACATGAAAGGCGGCGTCATCGTCCGCGTCGGAACGACAAGATGGGATGATGGAACGAGCGACCTGATCGAGGCCCTGTCCCTGTCCGGCGAGGCCACGCTCGATACCGAGTGGGATACCTGGGCGGAACTCCCCACGCTCGCCAACGGCTACATCCTCAAGGGCGACGGATCGAGCGATGCGACGGCCGTTCTCCCGACCGCGCTGTTTCCATTCGACCCCGACTCTTCGATCTACGGCACGGCGGAGATAGGCGAGGCGGCGGGCGATACACTTGTGACGGCCTGGAAGTCTGGCGCGGTGACGGGGGATCTGGTGATTTGCGGGTGGGTCGATCATCCGCTAAATAGTGTGGCTGGCTCGGCTATCATCAATGCGCGCGTGGTCGGATCGAAGCAGGTGCAGATCACGCGCTACCCGGCTGTGTCCATGACGAGCGGGGGGCACACGGTCTGGTATCTCGTAATCGGGAGGCCGTAAGTCCATGATACTCGGTCCCGAGTGCGCGGCATGGGCACCGCTCGTAGACGTTCCGTTCGTGGAGCGTGGGCGTAGTCGCGCAGGGGCCGACTGTTGGGGCATCGTGTTCCTGGCATTCAAGGACCTGCTCGGAGTCGAACTACCGTCCTACGTGGACGACTATATGAACGCAGCAGACGAGGACGAGATTGCCGCGCTGATGGACTCCGAGCAGACTTCCACTCCCGACTGGATTCCGGTGGCCGACCGCCGACCGTTCGATCTTCTACGCCTGCGCGCGGGAAGCAGGGGCGCACATTGCGGCATCTTCGTCAAGCCGCCGATGTTCCTGCACACGCTTGACGACGGAATCAAGTCGCGCATCGACGACGCGAGTCGGATGTCCTGGAACCACCGCATCGAGGGTGTCCTTCGTCACAGGTCGAGGATCTGATGGCCGAATCCGCCGTCTTGACGACTGCGCTGAAGCCCTTCGGGCTGGACCACGAAACGAGATACGTCCAGTCAGGGCGGACGGTCGAGGACATCCTGCTAACGTTGCCGATGGCGGAACCGTGGGTGACGATCTCGGTCGTGCTGAATGGCATCCCCGTCGTGCGGAACCGCTGGAAGTCGCGCGTTGTGAGCGAGGGCGATCACCTGCTGGTCCGGTACTGCCCGGCCGGTGGAAGTGATGCGTCGAAGCGCAAGACGAGCCAGATGCTGATGATGGCCGTCCAGTTGGGCGCGGTCATGTTTGCACCCGGCCTCGGGAATCTGGCGCTAACGGGTCTCACGAAGGGCGGTTTCTACGCTGGCGCGTGGTCGATCAAGGCGGCGACAGTTGCGTCGTTCGCCGCGATGTCATGGGCGGGCAAGCACGCGGTTAGCCAACTCGTTCCACTCCACGATCCAGAGAAGGAACCGACGTTCAACGCGTCGTTCGGTGGAGCGTCGAACGCGATCACGGAGTTCGGTGCGTGGCCTCGTCTATTCGGCCGCATGCGCATCTTCCCCAAGTACGCCGCGCAGCCATACGTGGAATGGAATGGGACCAAGAGCTGGCACGTCATGATGTTCGCCATCAGCTACGCGCCGGTGAACATAGAAACGGATTCGGTGAAGATCGGCGACACCCCCCTGTCATCCATCGACGCATTCGATCCAGTTCACGACATGGAAATCAGGCAGGGATGGTCCTGGGACGAGACCCCGCGAAGGCTCTACGCGCAGCAGGTATTCGACAAGTCCGTCGGCGCGACGATTGATCATAACGGGCAGGGACATCCCGAAGGCTGGGAAGTTCCGACAAGCTATCGAACGTCCGCGAACGTCGATGCCATTGACATCATCATCAACTATCCGAGTGGGTACGTCTACTACGTGGACGATAGCCCGCGAACGCTACGCTGCACGTACCAAGTCAAGATGGCCCCCGGCCCGCTGTTCTCCGTTTTCAAGACCGTCAAGGACGGGACCGGGTACAATGACGATGCCGTCTGGACCCTTTCCACGTTGCAGAAGAAGCCGTATACGATGACCGTCCGCGTCACGCGGGCAATGATTGATGAGACGTGGCCCGAGTATACCGACATCGACAATACCGGGTTCCAGGTCAAGCTCATCGTGCGATACATCGGCGGTACTGGATCCGGCAGCGACTACCGGAATCTCGAAACGGATGGTAGTGCGTGGCCCGTCTGGACGACCCTTCGTAGCATGCACGCCGAAGATCCGGTTCTGATCGACAAGGTTTCTCGCTTCGGGACCAATGCCAAGCAGTACGCGACGATGACGCTGAGGATTCCAAGCGAGTACGTTGGAAACTCCGCTTCGGGAAACGTATCAGTCATCGCCTCCGCGATGTTTCCAGCGTGGACCGGATCTGGCTGGACGTCGCCCTCTGCCGATAACGCCTCGAATCCTGGATGGGCCTACGCGTCTGTTCTCCGCGATGACGCAGGTGCCCTCGACATTGACTCCGACCTGATAGACAACGACCGAATCCTGGAGTTCGCGGACGACTGCACCGAGAAGGGATACACGTTCAACTACTACTGCGACACGTTCCGCAGCGTTCGGGACCTGGCGAAGCTGATCCTATCTTGCGGGCGCGCGTTCTACGGGGAGAACGACGGGAAGATCAGCGTCGTCATGGACCGCCCGCAGACGGTGGCGGTATGCACGTTTGCATCTCGGACGTGTTCCAACTATCGCGCGCGGCGCATGTTCACGGAGGCTCCGCACGCGATACGGTCGAAGTTCAAGAATAGCCTGTACGACTGGGTCGACGACGAGATCGTTGTCTACCGCGACGGATACAGCATGGCCGGTGGAGACGGCAATCTCCCAGCGCGCTACGTAGAGGAGATGGAGTGTCACGGACTGGACACGTACGAGGCCGTCTACAAGCACGTCCGCTACCAGATGAAGTGCGAGCAGCAGCGGGCGGTCCTGACAACGTTTGAAACCGGGCCGCAATGGATCGGCTGCCAGCGCGGGAACCTGATCGGCGTCAACTTCGACGACGCTCTGTACGGCATTACGTCGGCCCGCATCGTGTCAGTCATCAAGGACGAGAGCTTAGATTACTCGGGCATCATAGTTGACAATGGCTTCCCGATGGAGGTGCTGGGCAACTATGGCGTCCGCATCACGCTAACGAACGCCGGGCACGTTGGCGAGGAGATACAGCTAGACGTCTACAATCCCGGCGAGGATACGTGGACGCAGATACTGTTCGTCGATCCCATCGAACACGACGCCGAGGCATTTCCGCAGGTTGGCGACTTGGTAGTCTTTGGCAATCGGTCAGAGGAGCGGGTCTTGCTGACAGTCAAGGAGATCGTTCCCAACTCTCGCCTGGGCGCGGAGATTACTGGCGTTCTGCACGCTCCAGAGGTGCACGACGAGGGGCCGATCCCGGAGTATGAGTCGTGCGTGACGCGCCCGCCGAATCAGAGGAACTACCCTCCGCCGAAACCAATCATCTCATCCGTCAAGTCGGACGAGTCCGTCATGGAGAGGGCTTCGGACGGGACTCTGATTAGCTGCATAGCAATCTCGCTGTCGTATGAAACGCACCAACAGCGCGGAGAAGTCCGCTGGACAGAAGTTCAGTACCGGCACCACTCAGAAGACATGGCGTACGCATGGGAGCGAGTTCCGGCATTCGACGGAATGCCCGCCTGGGTTACCATCGCGAACGTAGACGATGGGGCCGAGTACGATCTTCGCGTAAGGACGATCTCCACGCATCACGTTCCGGGCGACTGGGTTGGATACGGCCCAATGACCGTGATCGGCAAGACCAGCTTACCGCCCGACGTTGAGAACGTTTACGTCGAGGATCACCAGCTGGTCCGGTGGACCTATCCGAGTCCGCCCCTCGATCTAGCAGGATTCCACCTGCGATACCACACCGGGCCGTCCGATACTTGGGACGATGCCATCGCCGCGCATGACGGCCTAATCGCCAAGCCGGAGTTCCCCATGATGGCGCTTCCGTCCAACTCGACGTTGACCATCCTGGTCAAGGCCGTAGATACGGGCGGGCGAGAGAGCGAGAATGCCGCGAAGATTCAGTTCGATACTGCTCCGCTAAACATGGACTACGTAGACTCGACCCTCTGGCCACTCCTGATACCGTCGCAGTTCGTCAGCGTGGACAGTGAGTGGGATAGGATCGGAACCATCGTGAGCGGGGTAGTACTGAACGATCCCATGGATCCGCTAGATGGGTGCCTTGTCGGAGAGGAACTCGGAAGTGGATGGAGCAATCCCATCTGGCCCGATGATATGGGACAACCGATCTGGCCCGCCAACATGAGCGACCCGTTCTGGCCCGTGGGTGAGCGATATGGTCCGGTCGAGTATCTATTCACGACCGGAGAGACGATGTCGCTCAAGAACCTTCTAGACGGAGATGGCATCGACAAGTTCCTACACCTTGGCTTCACGGCGTACGGAGACGTTCACGTATCGTACACGCGAACCGAGTATCCCACCTACCAGTGGGACATTCCATTCCCAGCCCGGCTGCCTCTCAAGCCATTCGTGGACGGGTATGATAACCTGTACGTTCGCGTGAAGATTCCGCAATCAATGGCCGTACGCCCAGCACTTGAGGAAATTGGGTTGACCGTGGAGGCGGCGTGGGTCACCGAGACCGTGACGGACATTCCAGTCCTTTCTTCTGGAGACACCACGGTTCCGCTGTCTAAGACGTACGATAGAATCATAGACGTTACTCCGGTCATCTGCGACGAAACCACCGCAGGAACAGACCTCGCATTTGTCAGGGTGACCGGGAAGTCAACATCCGGCCCCACGATCAGGGGATACGACAAAGACGGCAGCCAGACGGACGGAATAGTGGACGTCAAAGTACGGGGGATCTGACGATGGCTGAATTCCCAGTATACGGAGTCATCACCGGGGCCGTGTCTGCGGAGGCATTGGCGGCAGCCCTGGAGACGCTGAATACGCAAGCGCAGACGTGCTTCGGCGGGGCTGCGTGGCCCGCAACGGCGCTTATGGTCGAGAGCTACGGAGTGCAGGTTACCGGACCGTACCATACGATTGAAAAGTCGCCGCGCGGGATTGGAGACGCGACCTTGCGCAACCTCGGGACTGCGGCTCGCGTTGGGCACGTCGTTTGTATCCGCGCCCATCATGCGTCATCGGTGATCACGATTGAAGGAGCGTCCACCGGGAACGGGCGCATCGAAACGCTAGGCAAGAAGTCGATGGAATGCACCAGGGATGACTGCATGTTCCTGATGCGGATGTCCGACAACGAGACCAACGGGGTATGGTTCGAACTCGGGCGTCACTACACCGGAACTTCGGGGATGGAAACGTGGGCAACCGCACTTGGCATCGCGCCCGCTAGCAACCCGACTTTCACGGGGACGATTACCGGCGCGATAGAAGTCCTGTCATCTGTCTTGAAGATCGGACCGTCTAGCGGGAATCGGCTTGAGGCGATTACCAGCGGCATCAGCAAGTATACGACCGGATCGACTGAGGGTACGCTTGCCCTGCAAGCTGGTGGTGGAGCGACGACGGTGGGTGGGAACCTTACCGTGACGGGCACGTTCACGGCTGGATCGCTCGACGCGGATACGCTTGACGGGAAGGCCGCAGGAAACAGCGCCGGGCAGATCCCGGTCAGCAACGCGACGAAGTGCACGAACCTGAATGCTGATTTACTGGACGGCTATTCTAGCGGCAACGGCAGCGGAGCAATACCCATTAGCAACGGAACGGTATGCACGAACCTGAATGCGGACAAGTTGGATGGGCGGCATGCTGGCACCGGAACAACCGAAATACCAATCAGCACGGGGACCGTATGCACCGACCTAAACTCCGACATGGTTGATGGACTTCATGCCGCGCAGATCCCTGGTCTCATTGGAAGCGCACACTACTACACGGTTTCCAACGAGAACGGAACGACCGCCGACTGGGTTACGAGAAAGCAGTGGACGGCTCGCTCGGATCCGCTTTCGATTATCTCGATCACCAGCAGCAGCGATGCCCTACTAGATCGCTTCACCCTTGGTCCCGGCCTGTACGAGTTTGAGGCGTGGTCTATCTGCAAGAGCGTCGGGGATACGCAACTTCGCCTGCGCCGAGTCGATACTGGACCGAGTACAGAACTGGTCGGCCAATACGGAATCTCGGCTTCGACGTCTGGAGACACGCTGATTCTCAACGTGCGTGGCCGAATCCAGATCATGTCAGGCTCGGAGACGTACGAGTTACAGCACTTCACTCAGATTGCCGCCGCCAACGGACTTGGACCCGCGTGTGGCACGGCACCGGAAGCATTGAGGCGTGCGGAATTCGTGGTCCTGAAGTTGAAGGAGTTCTAGCCAAATGCCGGGGCTTGGTCGAGCGGTGCCCCCTCGCTCGTCGTCTGCGGATGCACAACCGCCCCGCATGGCGGCCCCGGCTGAAGACTTCAGTCCATCGGGACTTGGGGAGTGTAGATGGCCGAACCCAACACGAACGGCATCCGTGCGAGGCTGGAAGATGCGGAGCGTCGGCTGGACCTCGTTGAACGCGACGTGCGCGAGATCCGGCATGACTTTCCGAACATGGGGCGATGCAACGAGCATACGGAGAGTATCGCGGTCGTGAGCCGTAACCTCGACGTCGTGCGCCAATGGCAAGCCAGAAGGGAATCCTTGGTCACGCCGCAGGAGTGGAAGGGGATGCAGGAGTCGATAGTCAGACTGCGCATGGAGAACGTCCGCTTCGCCGTCAAGCTCGGGGTGATCATTGGGGTCGCCGTATTCATCGCGAACCTAATCGGTGGAACACTCATTGTCCGCGCAGTTGAGAACGCTTTCCAGAGGGACATCCATAAGTCGGAGGAACGCATCCAGCCATGACAACCCTGGAACATGCGCTGAAAGTCGTCAAGGAACACGAAGGTGGATTCTGCGACGACGCTGGAGATCCAGGAGGTGCCACCAAGTACGGCATATCGCTTCGGTTCCTAAAGGACTTAGGCGATGAGGTGGCTGACGTGGACCGCGACGGCGACGTGGACGCTGACGACGTGCGGGCGCTGTCGTGGGAGCAGGCAGCGAACATCTACGTCACGCACTTCTGGGACCGCTACCACTACGGATTCTTGCAGGAGGACGTGGCCGTCAAGGTGTTCGACATGGCGGTGAACGTGGGGCCGAAGCAAGCGGCGCTAGTAACGCAGCGCGCGTTGCGGGCCTGCGGGATCGAGGTTGAGGAGGACGGTATCTTCGGCAAGGAAACTTGGAGGGCCGCGAACGCCGCGCGACCCGACCAACTGGTCTCCGCCATCAGGTCCGAGTTGGCCGGGTTCTACCGGATGCTCACCAAGATCCACCCTGAGCGGAGCCGGTTCCTGGCGGGATGGCTGAATCGAGCGTACGAGTGATGAAGACGATGATCGGGGACCGCATCATCAGGCCAGATAGAATCATGGGAGGCCCCGTGCGAGAACGCACCCCGCACAAGCGAAGCGGACGACCCGCCAGACGACCAGTAGCACCAAAGTTCAACCCGAAGGTTGACAAGGTTCCTTGGACCGTGGAGCGGATGTCCGATAGGTCGGCGGTGATTACCGTTCCGGTAGAGAAGTGGGGCGGATGGGACTTCCGAGTTCTGCTGACGGCGGACCAGCATCATGACAACGAATACTCGCGGCACGATCTCCAGAAGAAGCACCTGGACATGGCGCGCGAATACTCGGCTCCGGTCCTTGGCATGGGCGACATGTTCGACGCGATGCAGTCCGCGTCTGACAAGCGGCAGTCCAAGAGCGAGCTTCGCGCGGCGAACAAGGTGGACGCCTATTGGGACTCTCTCGTCGATGAGTTGGTGGAGTTCCACGTCCCGTACGCGCACCTGTGGGCCTACGCGGGAGAGGGGAACCATGAGTCGAAGGCGCGCAAGCAGTTCGGCGTCGGGCTGGTGGACTCGTTCTGCCGTCGGATGCGGACCGAACACAATAGTTGCGTGCTGTCGGGCCTGCTGAACAACTGGGTCCTGTTCCGCTTCATCCGTGGTACGGAATGCTTCTCCCGCAAACTCTGGTGGCACCACGGCTACGCTGGCGGCGGACAGGTGACACAGGACTTCATCCAGGGATTCCGGCAGCGGACGTACATCGTGGGCGCGGACCTGATGGTATCGAGCCACGTTCACCGGGCCTGGATGACGGACGTTGTGGTCGAATCGCTGGACTCCGCCGGTAAGCCGGAGTTGAAGACGGTGTGGCTCCTGAAGATCCCGACGTACAAGGACGCCTACGGGAAGGGCGGTTTCGACGACGAACACGGCTTCGATCCGCGTCCTCTCGGTGCGTGGTTCGTTAGGTTCTACTGGGACGGCCACCGGGTCGAGCTTGAACCAACGAGGGCGCGATGAAGCGACCGAAGGAGTTCAAGACCTTGGCATCACTCATAGCTGAGATGCGGAGGGTTCTGGAACTGCCGTCGACCGGCATCGCATTCCGCACGCTGAAGCGGTCCGAGGCGTACGCGACCTACGACGGCGATGGCGTGACGATCAGGATAGGTCGTGGAAGATGCGGCAGATTGAGAGCCGTGATCCACGAACTGTCGCACGCGATCCTAGACGGACACCTGAACGGACTAGGTATGGGGATTGAAGAACCGATGATCCTGGGCCTGGAGGATTCCATCGTCTCTCGCATCACGCGGAACGACAGGCAGGTGCGTTGGTGGCTAGATGCGATCTACGCGAAGTTGCCGAAGGAACAGCAAAAGGCAGGTTGACCTGTAAGGCATGGCCCATATCGTATGATGCCGTGCGTCAGATGGACTCTAAGATGGAGGATTGACCGATGGCTGGATCATTCTCGACGGCTCTGAAGAACAAGCTGATTGACCACGTGATGAAGGGCACGGCCTACACGCAGCCCACGAACATCTACATCGGCTTGACGACCAGCGCGAACACGGACGCAACTCCTGGGACGGAGGTCACGGGGGGATCGTACGGGCGGATTCAGGTGAACAGCGGATGGTCGGCTGCGGCGGCAGGTACGACGGACTGCGACAATGACATCACCTTCGCTACTGCAACTGCGGACTGGGGAACGGTGACGGGCGCAATCGTGATGGATGCGATAACGTCTGGGAACTATCTTGGATGGTGTACGCTGACGGCGTCCAAGACCGTGAACAACGGCGACACGTTCAAGTTCGCCGCTGGCGAGTTCGACGTGTCGTTCTCGATCACGCCGTAGGGGGTGCGACATGGCCTGGACGTTCGTGCGGCACCTGGGCCGCGAGCAGGACTGCTACGGGAAGTGGTGGGTGCGGAGCGTGTGGATAGATGGCCTGGGTGGAGAGCAGTGCGAACGGCTACGATTCGGAGAGCGAGCGCCATCGGACGCAGAAGTGGCAGCCGCTCTCACGAAGGCGCAAGCGGCGCTGAACCCCGCTCCCACGCTATCGGACGAGGAGAAAGTACGCCAGGATTTCCTGTCGATCCTGGACCGCCACCGCGCCACCGTCGAGGCTGATCCCGAACTGGCGCGCGAACTCGGGATGATCTACGGCGGAGGCGAGACTATCCCAATACCGGTGGAGCCGGAACCTATCAAGGAGGAGCCGATTCCCGAGGAATGGGGCCGCGATCCGCGACCGGGCGAGCCGGAGCCGTGGGAAGAGGAACCCATCGAGGAAGAGCCGATCCCCGGTGAAGAAGAGCCGCTGCCGGGAGGGGGCCGCTAATGCCAACGCTCTATGTTGACTTTGAGGGCGGGAACGACGCGAACGATGGAACGTCCTACGCGAACCGCGTCAAGACCATCACGAGTGGCATAACGGCGGCGCGCGTCGCGCCCGGTGACACTGTTCGCATCATGGGGTCTCTGGCGCCTACAAGTCTCGGGCAGGCGGCAACGTGGACAACGAACACTTCCACCATTGAACTGACTACTGCCGTCACCGCCGAGATATGCGATTGCGATTCTGCATGGACGGCGGTAGCTCCAAACTCCAGGGGCACCAACACTACGCGCAAGGAGGGAACTGCTACTGAGGTCATCACAATAGATGCCTCGTTCACAACTGGTAAGGTCGCATACTTCGCAACCGGAACGCTCACATTGGATGGCTACCAGCAGGTCTCCATGTGGATCAAGTGCGTCACGGGCACGATCACGGCGGGGCAACTGGAACTAAAGCTGTGTAGCGATACGGCTGGAGACACGCCTGTCTACACGGCCGTCATCCCGGCGCTCGGACCCGCAAGCTCTGGTAGGTGGATACCCATATCCGTCTCCGTTGGCTCCGACATGACGACCGACATCAACAGCGTGGCTCTCTACTGCGCTTCCGATACTGGCGCTGCCGTGCTCCACCTCGACCACATCATCGCGTGCAAGGTGTCGTCGGCGGCTGACTCGCTCACCTTGACCAGCCTCATCGGGAAAAACGCGGCGGGCGAAACGTGGTACACGATCAAGACCATCCTGGGTACTACGGTCACGCTCGACTGCGGACCGGATGCGACGTATAACGTCTATGGCAAGTACGTCGGCACGAGCGAATCCGTAACGACCTACAAGCGCGAGACGATCAAGCCGCTAGATATGCCAACCGCTACGGACGACAACTACAAGGGCACCATCCAAGAGGCCGGTACATCTGCAAGTCCGGTTCTCTACTCCGGTGGCTGGAACCGCACGGATATGTCCACGCAGGACGGAGAGACGTGGCTGGACGGGCAGAATGGTTACGGTGCTGGCATTCGCTGGCATATGCTCGGATTCATCCACCTGGAGAAGATCGGCTGCGTGCGCTTTCAAAATGGGATCTTCATTTCTAGCGCGTGTCATTTCTCGGAGGTAAACGAGTGCCACGGGAACGGCAACTCGAATGCCGGTATCATCATCGGATATGGTACATACGTTCATATCGGGCTAGTGCTGGACACGCTGTGGCTGTGCGCCAACCGTAGCTATGGGATATGGTCATCGTTCTGCGGCGAGTCCACCTTCACCGATCTCAAGTGCGACGGGAATGGATCGGCGAACATCGCGGTGCGATCCACGCACAGTCGCTACAAGAATATCTCTGCGCAGTCGAGCGCGTTGTACGGTGCGGCCTTTGGCACGGGATGTGGGCAGAACGAGTACGACGATGTTACTATTTACAACAGTGGTACATCGGCGTTCCTTTTCGGTACATGCCTCGGCAACCAGATGTTTCGCAACTCCACGATCAGCGAGGCAGTGTTCGTCACGCTCGATGCCGGAGCCGGGCCGGGGTACAATAGAACTCGCATCATCTCGCAGGACGAGGCCGGGGTCATTGGAACCCATCACATCTACGCGGCGTATGGTCAGGTCCATTCCGAGACCTCGGTGCGGCACACCGCGAGCGGGATCTCTTGGAAGATTCAACCGACCAGCAGCACTTATTGTGTGGCCGCGACGCCGTTCTCATTCCTTCTCGGCTCCTTCCCGGTAAACGCCGATGCCGAAGTGACCGTGACTTGCTGGATGCAGCGGTCGAACACGGGTCTCACCGGCAAGCTGGTCTGCCGAGGTATGCAGATAGACGGCGTGGCGACCGATGTGACGGACTCCGTGACAGCCGATGCCGACACCTGGGAGCAGCTTTCAATCAGCTTCACCCCGACCGAGGCGGGTGTCGTGCAGATCGAAGCCTGGGCCTACGGGGGCACGACCTACTCCGTGTACGTCGATGATCTGTCCATAACGCAGGCATAGCCGATGGCGCTGCCCACGCAAACCGATCTCCTGACCCTGGACGTAGGCTCGCGCTACACGGGCGGGTGCTTCTGCCAGACCGTAGCCAAGGCCAGCATCGACCTGTACGGCCTGGACGTTGGATCTCGGTACACGGGCGGGTGCTTCTGCGGGAACGAGGGCGCGGCTGGCACCGTGCACTCTGGCGTCGGGTCCGTAGTCACCGAGTCCGTCCTGGCGGGCGCGGGAACGCTGACGCACGCCGTCTGGAGCGGCGTCGGGGCTGTGGTGACAGCCGCCGTGATCGCGGCCACCGGGACCGTGGTGCACGCCACGTGGTCGGGCGCGGGCGCGGTAGAGACCGAGGCCGTGGTAGCGGGTGCGGGGACGGTCACGCATGCCGTCTGGTCTGGCGCTGGCGCAGTCGAAACGGAGTCGGTAGTCGCTGGCACTGGGACCGTCACACACGCGGTTTGGAGCGGATCGGGCGCGGCAGAGACTGAATCAGTCATCGCAGGTGCCGGGACTGTAACGCACGCCGTCTGGTCTGGCGCTGGTGCGATTGAGACTGCATCCGTGCTTGCGGGTGCAGGAACCGTGACTCATGCGACCTGGAGCGGCTCGGGTGCGATTGAGTCCGAGGCTGTTCTAGGTGCGGCCGGTACAGTCGCGCACGCGACGTGGAGTGGAGCCGGGTCCATAGAGACCGTCTCGTCGATTTCTGCGAGCGGGTCGCTACTGGGCACGGTTGATGGAAGCGGGGTAGTGGCAACCACTTCCGTGATTGCCGCGACGGGCACGGTAGTTCATGCCGTATGGAGTGGTGCTGGTTCGTGTGAAACCACCAGTGTGATCTCGGCCTCTGGCACGCTTCCGACCACGTGGTACGGGATTGGATCGTGCGTTACAATCAGCGTCATCTCTGCATCTGGGACTGTCCCGGCTGCTGGCGATGAGGTCGACGTCATCATCGTCGAGGTGGCGGATGCGATAGACGTACTCGCCACAGAGACCGTGGTCGATGTGGACGTATCTATCGTCGGCGGCTGCGAGTTGGTGGCGATTGATCGGAGGACGGAGATGGCAACGACGTACGACTTTTCCACAGTCAGCGGAGACACGTACGACGGCGTGCAGTTCACCGTTGAGGTAAACGGTTCTCCGCTGGATCTGTCTGGAGCTTCCATCCTGTGTCAGTTTCGCAGGAATCGGGATGCGGTGGTGGCCCTGGAGCTATCGGATGGTAGCGGGATCACCGTCGTCGACGAAGTCAATGGCGTGTTTCGCGTCGGTCCGCTGATCATCGACCTCGAACCCCGCGCCTACCAGTACGACGTTCAGATCACATTCCCGACGGCCGTGGTCAAGACGTACGTCAAGGGTACGATGACCGTAACCGAGGACATCACCAGATAGGAGATAGTCGATGAATCCGGTGGACAAGAAGCACTTCTGGCAGAAGAAGACGTTCTGGGGAATCGTGGTGACAGCGGCGGGGATCGTGGCTGAGCAGGTGCCGGGGATTCCGCACATCCTCGCCGTGCTGATCCTGGCCGTTGGCGGAGCAACCGGGACGTACGGGTACACCGAAGTCCAGCGGGCGAGGGCGGCTGCGGCACAGCGCGTAGCAGAATGCCAGGGGAACCGTCTATCCGCGGACTGACCCATGCCCGCGCCATGGACCGAGAAGCGACTGGAGGCTCACAGGCGCACGATCTCACGCCGGGCTATGGCTACATACCCATTGGCCGGGATCGTGCAGCCACGGGCACCTAATGATCCCAGGAGGGCTACCATGACCCTATCCACCGGTGACGTCATCAACACGCGCCCGCCCAAGCGGTCGATCTGGTGGCAGGCGACTCACCCGTTCGAATCCGTGCCGCAAGGTTGCATCCAGGCGCACCAGCGGCACGTCGGGTACGCCGACTGGCGAGATACCCACTCGATGCTCTACTTCGGACCAGCCCGGATCTTGTCCGTGACGTACCCACACACGAAGTGGGAAACGTGGGACCGCGTGCAGCAGAGGGACTTCCGTGTCTGGCGTCCGACGTTCCCGCTCGACAGCCAAGACGTGCTGGTGATGTACGAGGCGGCGCACAAGCTCATCGGGACCAGCTACGACGTGGGGCAGCTGCTCGACATCGCGCTGAACGAGATCCTCGGATACGGCGTCGGCTTCTACCACCGCATCTTCGACTTCGGCGGGAACCTGATGGTCTGCTCCGTCGGCGTTCGCGCGTGCTTCGACGCCGCGCGAAAGGCGAAGGAATCCGCAGGCCAGCCGCCGCCGTTCGACGTCCTGTTCACGCAGGGCGGACAGAAGCTGAACGTAGAGCGGACGCCCCCGGCCGCGTACGCCAACACCCCGGCCCGATTCGCCCAGGCTTCGTAGGCGTTTCCCGCCCCCTAGCGTGCTGGAACCCGCTGCTAGTGCGGGTTTCTCGCGCCCCCAGGTGGCCCTACACCGGGCTTCCTAAGTGATTCCAACTACGTCACTTAGGTCACTTGGGACCATCCCGGCCAAGTACGCCCACGAAACGCCATCCAGCGAAAGAACCATAAGTGATTGCAGGATCGCCACTTAGGACCATGCCGAAAATAGTTGTTCCGAGGGGTTCAGGATAGGCTATAATTGCCGATAGATAAAGCCTAGTTGATCTTTGAAAGACGAACGGCGCAGGGACCAGGGCAAGGGGCCAGCCAAGGGCAGCCCGAGCCAGGACCGGAGGACATCGGGTGGGACAGCCCACACCGACCAGCCCACACCGGACCGAGTCGAAACGCCGACGACCGACAGCGAACCCAGGCGCGTGATCCGCTAACGACTCCGCGAGACGAAGCGAACCCCATTCAAGAGCGGGCAACGTAGACCGGGCAATCCAGTCGGGTAAAGCAAGAAACGAAACGGCGCGGGAGAGCGAACGGCGCGAACGACGGCGACCGCTCGCGAGGACACCGCGTAGCCGAAACGGTCCGCTCATTAAAGAGCGACCGTACGGCCGGGGATGGCCGCCCGGCGCTGACGAGGCAGGCCAAGGTACGAGGCGTTCTGAACTGGGAGGGCACGATGAATCCGAAGAGTAGTGCGAAGGCTGAGGCGCGGGATCGCAAGGTTGAGGCAAAGGCGATGGCGGTCACCGAGACGATGGCGGTCAACAGCGCCACGCGCGAAGCAGCGTTCCACAAGATCCAGGCGGCGCTGGAAGGTCTCCAGCCCCTGACGCCGAAGCAGGGCGCGGCGATGCTGAAGATCGCCTACATCGACGCGGTGCGGCGCGGAACGCTCGCCAAGATCGAGAAGGCCCCGAAGGTGAAGGCTCCGAAGGCGACGCCGCCCGAGGACGTGACGGTCGGACGCGTGATCAAGGTCCGCACGAGCAAGGGCAACGTCCAGGGCATCTACACCGGGGTGGACGGCAAGGGCCGCACGGTCGTGACGACGCCGGGCTTCAAGCTCGTCCGTGGTGAGTACGTCGCCAGTTAGTTCCCGAAACGCGCGGGCACACGCTCGCGCGTCCGCGTTCGGGTGGCACCCGACGCGCATGAAGATGGGAAGCCAAGAGGAGGGCAGTACGATGACGACGAGCCATACGTTGGAGGATCGCGTGGCGTATGCCGCGATCATTCAGAAGGCGCTTAGAAGCGCAGACTACCGCGAGAAGATCGGAAAGGTTGCCGAGGCCAAGTGGCTACGAAGTCATGCCGAATGGTTGGGTGAGCAGATCAAGAAGGAGGTGGCCGCATGAGTGCGACGATGATGAAGTGCGGTTGCGCCGCGAACGGAATCTGCAACGGTAAGCCGGTCTGCGCAGTCCACTACGGAATGACGCCAGACGCCGAGATCGAAGTGGCCGCTCCCGACCTCGTTGGTCGGATGGCGGAGTGCACGTACTGTGACACGAAGGTGCCCAGCAAGGTGACGCTGGCGTTCTTCGCGCACCGTCCCGAGAAGGAGACGGACCTGTACTACTGCGGGTGCTACGGGTGGGACTAAGGAGGGCATGATGGAAGCGAAGCGGTTGACGGAGACCGAGGTCATCGAGGCCGAGGATCTGGACTCGCGGTGCGATCGGGCAGACCGGGAGATCGCGTATGAACTCTCGGCGATGTGCCAGCGCATCGTAGTCGAGAGCAAGGACGACTTCACTGACATCGAGGAGCAGGCGACGAAGTCGGTGCTGGTCCGCTACGGTCTGAGCATCGACCAGTACGGCAAGTGGGTGCAGGAGCAGATGGCTCTGGCGAATCGCCAGATCGACTCTGAGGAGTAAGGAGGACGCGATGAACACGCCGAGCGTTTCCGAACGGTGCGCGGTAGTGGATCGCTTGGTTGCCGACTGGCAGGAAGCGAACGAGGAAGCGGCGATGGCCGACCGAGAGTTCGACGGTGGCGAGTGGTCGGATGCGGCGAGGGATGAGACGTTGCAGAGGCAGATCGACCAGACGTGCGCGGAACTTAGAGTTTCCCGCGAGCAGTACGACGCGTGGTGTAACGAGGTGGACGATGAAGTGATGCGGCAGGAGCGGCAGGGTTGATAGCACGTACGCAGGCGGGCCGCGAGGCTCGCCCGCGTGCCTCGGCAATCACGCCGGGGCTGGTGCTGGAGGGCAAGACGATGAATACGATCAAGGTTGAGAAGTCTGAGGACGGCGAGGGATTCAGCGTGCTGCAAGTCAGGCTGGATCCCGGCGCAGGCGTCGACGTCATGATGGGTACTGACGGGTGCGTGTTCATCCAGCGGTGGTCCACGGGCGCAATCCGCATCCACGTCTGCAAGGGCGGCGAGACCGTTGCCCTGGTCGAGACCGACAAGATCGAGCAGAAGGAGGCGACGGCATGAGTGAGAAGTGGAGCATGTCCTACGGCGGGACGAAGGTCGGATCATTCGATGTGCACGTTAGTGACGAGGACTGCGAAGGTCACATCGACCCCGAGACCTTGTGCTGCTCGGTCTGCGGAGTCGATCACAACTGCGAGTGCCCCAAGTGCGGAGGTCACGGATTCCACAAGGCCGACTGCCTGGACAACGGCGAGGGGACGCCGGTTGACGACGACGCCCCAAGTACGTTGGCGGAGGAGTAGAGATGAGACGCACGAACACCGAAGACAAGATGACGGCGCTGGTCATACTGATCGACGCCGCAAGGAACTGGCACCAGACTCGCCCGAGCGATACGCCGCACGTCCTGATCGACCACGAGTTGTCGCGGTTGTCCGACGAACTGTTGGCGCGCCACAATAGACTGGCGTGCGAATTGGCCGATGCGCGGAAGTACGAGCAGGAGCATCCGGTTCAAGACTGGCAGACGGTTGGAGACTGATCGGACCCGCCACGGTCGGGCACACGGGAGGAGGGATACCGCATGAGACCGAGAAATACCTACACGGAGGACGGGACCGGCCGCAACTTCACGCGCCCGATGATGGAGTTGTACCGGCACGATCTGTGCCAGCAACTAGAACGAGAAGGCAAGGCTGACCGCGCGGCGTCCTACGCCCGCATGTCGCTGGAAGACTTCGCCCACCAGGGCGGATACGTGATCGTGAAGGACTGACCCGCCACGGTCGCGCCTTCGGGCGCGGCTGTGGGCGCATAGCATGGTGCCGTGCGGAACGCAGGGTACGAGCCGATCTATCCGGGGGAGGCGAACGATGAAGTCAGAGCGTAGCGTGCATCAGATCGCCGCCGAGGCATCGAAGTGCGAGGGTGCGGCACAGACGAAGATGGACAAGAAGGAGTGGTTCGAAGCAGGCAAGCTGTGGGAACGCGCCTCCAGACTGCGGGATCAGATGGGCGATTCACTCAGGGCGCGTAATGACGAGCGATGGTCCTGGCATTGCATGGACCGGCTGTTCATGGTGGATCCTAGTCGATGAGGGGGGCAATACGATGAAACCGAGGGAAGCGAAGATCGAGGCGCTAACGCGCTGCATCAATCTGATCAGCAATGATGTCGTGTCAATGCCAATCACGGAGGAGTCCGACCCGGTGGCCGTGGCGGTATACGCGATCCTGGCGGAACTCCGAACGCGGCTACGGATGTTCTACGCGCCACACTACGAGTGTCCAGTGCACGGCAGGATGGAGGTCGACGAACTGCGGTTCCACGGGTCGAACCAGGATCAGGCGACGTGCCAGGAACCCGTGGACGGAGAGGAATGCGGGCGCGCGTGCGAGTGGATCGCTGGCCCACCAGCGTGAGCGAAGCGGTGCCCTGCGGGGCATCGCCTCGCGCCTCGATAAATCATCGGGGCATCTATGAGAGAGGAGGGCCGGGACATGAGTCACGAGATGACGTTCACGAACGGCAAGGCGATGATGGCCTACAACAAGCGGAACGGTGTTCCCTGGTGGGACCACGCCGCCGTACTTGCGGAGGCGCTGGAGGGAACGGTCACGGGCGAGCGGATGCTGACCGCCGCAAAGATGGACTGGTTGGTCGAGCATGGTCCGGTGTTCGACCACGAGGGTAAGCCGGTGGCGGGGTACAAGACGAACTTCCGCCGCGACCCCGAGCGGGGCATCGTCCACCTGGGCATCGTTCACAACACGTGGACGGCGTTCCAGAACTACCAGAAGTTCGAACTGCTGGACAAGATCGTCGGAGCGGGACACGCGGTCTACGAGACAGCGGGCGTCCTGTTCGACGGCAAGCGGACGTTCGCAAGCCTGGACACGCGGGCAATCCCCGGCATGGTGATCGACCTGCCGAACGGCGAGCAGCTTCCGACGTGGCTAGTAGCTCTGAACGGACACGACGGGTTCCACAAGCTCGCGATCTACATGACGACGATCCGCCCCGTCTGCTGGAACACGGTGTCATCGGGGTTGGCGAGTGCGCGGACGCTGATCCAGGCGCGGCATACGCCGAACATCACGGACAAGGCGGTGGAGATGCGAGAGGAACTGGGCCTGAAGTTCGACAACCTGCGGGTCTTGAGTGAGGAGTGCAAGCGGCTGGTGGAGACGCCCGCAGACTTCAGCATCGTGGACACGTGGCTCCGCAAGATCTTCCCCGACAGGAAGGATGCGAAGCCGGACGTGATCCGGCGCGAGAAGGCCGAGGTCGCGTACTTGGCTCAGCACGGAACGGGGAACGACGGCAAGACGCTGTGGGACTACTACAACGGGTTCACGCAGTGGCTCGACGACCGGACGCCCAGGGTGCGGAAGTCGGCCACGGAGCAGTACGCGAGAGACACGAAGCTGGTGAGCGTGATCGCCGGATCGGACTCACAGCGGCGTGAGGAAGGCCGGAAGGTCCTGGTCGCCCTCGCTCGTTCGCAGTCCAACTAGCGCACGCGCGGATGGGTCGCAAGGCCCATCCCCGCCTGCCCAAGCGTGGTGCCTGGGCGGATACTAGGAGGGCCGGATCATGGCGAAGAAGGTATCAATCGTTGCGGAGTTCGACGTCGACGACAACGAGGACTTCGTGATGGAGGGAGACAAGGCGTGGATCACGGCGGGTCAGTTTTCCGTGCTGATCGAGCATGGCGAGGTCCGTGGAGTAGATGATCCAAAGCAGGACTGGATCACAGTCCACATCTACCGTCACGGAGATGAGGATCAGGAGTATCTGGCGAAGTGTGGAGTGGAGCTGCCCAGCGTGGAGGAGGGTTAGTCATGGGAATCGACGTCTACGCGAGATGGGATGGACAGACGAAGTACGAGGAGGAGAAGCAGTACACCGGGTTCTCGACGGTGCACGGGCACGTCGGATACTTGCGCTAGGCGTACCACGGAGAACCGTACGCGACTCACGTACTCATGCCAGAGGCGTTCGACGACGGATGTCCAGAGGGTGGCGTGAAGATCCCTGCCGCGACGCTACGCGAACGGTTGCCCCTGGTGATCATGGCGGTGATGCTCAGGGCGCGTCAAGTATACGCCGATGAAGTCATGCCAAACGATCCTGTCTGCATGTCATTCGTAAACTTCGTGGAGTTGATTGAGAGGCTGGAGGCCGAGGGGAAGAACCCGCGCATCATCGCGTCCTACTAGACAAGGAGGTAGCCGTGAGGGATCTGAACGAGGAACTTCGTCGTGCGCAGTACTACGTTCGCAAGGCGCAGGACCAGCACGACCGATGGTTCGCGGACGGAGACATGAAGCTGGCGCGGTGGGCTATGGCGCGCAAGGCAGAGTTCGAAGGCCGGGCACGCCTGCTGGAAGCCGAGATCCGACAGGCGGTAGACCAGAAGGAGGCAAGTGCATGAAGCCACAATGGATCGAGGGGGCGGACGAGGATGTCGAGCAGATCGGATGGGCGACTCCAGTCCGAGCGATTACGGTGTATCGGAAGGACGGCAAGTGGAGGTTCCGGTACGTTAGCGTCATCGGTGCAGACAGTGATCGTGTCGGTGGAGCCACGCAGAAGGTTGCGATCCGCAGGGCGGTCTCGTACGCGATGGGACGCATACGCTGGATCGTGCTTCAGCCGCCGAAGGAAGGGGGTAAGTGATGCAGTTTCCGACGGTTCACCTGAACGGAACGAGTCCCGAGAGTTTGATTGACGGATACACGGCTGCGCTGGAATCCGTCGAGGCAGCGATCCGCGCCGTGATCGACACGGCACCCAACGGACGCGACTACTACCCGAAGGGACCGCACGCGATCCACGAAGCGACGAAGGAACACGCGGACCGCGTGGCGAAGCTGAATCAGGTACGTGGGGACCTGCTCGCTCTACGCGAGTGGATACTGGACGGAGGACCCGGAGGACAGGACGATGGTGACGACGATCCGGTTGTCTGAGCAAGGCGAGGTGGTCAACGAGGCCGATGCCCTGGAGTTGGCCGCGAGGACCATCGCGACGGTCATGAAGTCACGCGGGTACAGTCCGAACCTGGGACGCGCGTTGACCGCGCTGTCTGCGGAGTGGAAAGCGATCAGGGAGGGTGGTGAAGCCAGTACTGGAGGGTAAGCCCCTTCGAAGCCCCTTGGTGGACCGGGGACCGCCGCTCAATGCCCTCCGAGCCATCGAAACCCTTGCAGCAAAAGGGTTTGGCGGATTCCCCGGTCCCATTCACCGAAGCCCCTTCCAAGCCCCTTCCAAGCCCCTTGGAAGCCCCTCTTATGTATTCTTAAGTCTTAACTCTTAAGAGTTCTCTTAATCAGAATGTGATAGACGGGGGTTATTGCTTGGATTATGGTGCCGAGGTCGGATGGGGCCGAGCAACGAGAGGAGAAGCCATGGTTGCGGGAGTCGTGCAGTTGATGATCTTGCGAGCGATCCTGGTGTTGAGGGACAACGCTTACGCTCTGCGGATCGAGGATGAGGTCGAGAAGATGGGAAGGCGGTTGAAACTCGGGCAGTCGTATCGGGCGCTGAAGCAGTTGGAGAGAGGTGGGCTGGTCACGTCGAAGGTACGCAGAAGGAAGGCCAACGAGCAGGGTCAGCCGCGCAGGATCTACTGCGTAACGGACAGGGGTATTCGCTCGCTTCAGACGTCTGGCATGTCCGAGTCCACGACGAGGGAGGGAGCGATCAAGTGATCAAGAAGCCCGACGTGAAGCTGGAGTACGACGACAAGACTCACAGCTACTTCATCGACGGCAGGAAGGTTCCGAGCGTAACTGGCATCGTTGGTGCAGTACTGCCAATCAAGTTCGTGGTGGACGAGTGGTACTTGCAGAGGGGGAAGGCCGTACACGAAGCGGTAGAACTCCTGCTGGCCGGATGCCTGGATCCGGCAACCGTCGATCCTGAGATCATGGGATACGTCGAGCAGGCTCAGGCAGCTAGGGTGGCGTTGGGGATAGTTCCGAAGATGACCGAGACGTTCGTGTGCGATCCCGTTCGGATGTATGCCGGACGATTCGACGCGTTGGACGTTCACCACAGACTGTGGGACTGGAAGACTGGATCGGTACACGCGGCGGCAGAGATACAGCTTGGCGGATACGCCTGGCTGATCGAGACCGACCTTGGGATCAAGGTACGCGAGTGTGGAGCGATCCGCCTGAACCGCACGTCTTGGTCCATCGAGAAGTACGACGTCAGGAGGGCGCGCGGTCTGTTCATGGCGTGCCTATCCATCTACGGGTTCCTGTACCAAGGGAGGGTCGGGAAGTGAGCGAGTCGGTTGAGCTTGAGGTGATCCAGGAGGAATCGCGGACGCTTCTGACCTGGGCGAAGGGACTGGCGATAGTCACGAAAGACGACGCTGACGTGGCGGTCGAGAAGATCGCGCAGGCGAAGGGACTGCGCAAGAAGTGGATGGACTACTGGGACACGATCACGCGACCGATGCGGACTGCCATGGATGCCGCGTATGAGCGGCGGAAGGCAGGAACGGAAGTGATCGACTCGGCAGAGAGGATCGTCAAGAACCGCGTAGCAATCTGGCAGGCCGAGGAACGAGCGAAGGCGGAAGCAGAGCGGAAGCGGTTGCAGGCAATCGCGGACGAGCAGGCGCGGAAGGAACGGGAGCGGCTAGAACGGGAGGCCGAGAAGCTGAAGACCCCAGAGTTGAAGGCCGAGCGGCTGGAGGCTGCGGCGTCCGTCGTGGCTCCTGTCATCTCCGTGACGGCCGACGCAGCCGCCACGTCACGCAAGGCGTGGTCGGCGGTGCTGGCGAACAAGACGGAGTTGATCGCCGCCGCCGCGAAGGATGGACCGACAAGCCCTGCCGCGTCGCTGGTGATGATGGATCAGAAGGTAGCCGACGCCCTGGCGCGAGCTACGAAGGGGACCATCGCGATCCCCGGCGTGCAGTTCGTGAGCAGGGACGTCCTGTCAATCGGTGCAAGGTAGGAAGGAGGCCGGGAAGATGAGTGAGGAGTTGGCTGTGTTGAGTGCGGAGCCTACGCGACTGAGCATAGCAGAGGTCCGGGAGCAGATCCGCTCGATCCAGGAGTTGATGCGCGGAGCGATGCAGGAGGGGCAGCACTTCGGCGTCGTACCGGGAACGGGAGACAAGCCGACGCTGCTGAAGCCGGGTGCAGAGAAGATCAGCATGATGTTCCGTCTCGCGCCCGAGTACGAGGTCGAGGCGCGGGACCACCCCGGATGTCACCGAGAGTACCAAGTCCGCTGTACGCTGCGGTTCATCCCGACCGGGCAGACCGTGGGGCAGGGACTCGGTGCCGGATCGACGATGGAGGGCAAGTACCGCTACCGTTGGGAGGATACCGGGGCGGAAGTGCCGAGAGAGTACTGGGACACGCGCGATCCGCAGATCCTGGGTGGATCGACGTTCGTGCCGCGCAAGACGAAGGCCGGTGGTTGGCACATCTACCACCGCGTCGAACATGACAACCCTGCGGACTACCTGAACACGATCCTGAAGATGGCGAAGAAGCGGGCACACGTCGACGCGGTCCTGACTGCAACTGCCGCGAGCGACATCTTCACGCAGGACATCGAGGACATGACCGAGGTGATCGCAGGTGCCGCGAAGGTCGAGCGGCCCCCAGTGGCCGAACCGAAGGCGAAGGTTCCGGTGCCGACGGTCAGCGAGGATCCGCCAGAGTTCGCGGCGTCGGATGACGGCCTACCGCCTCGCGGTGCGCCGGGCACGGTGGTCGGACAGATCGAGGCGCTGGCCGCTCCGAGGAAGATGGAGAGGGGCACGCGCTACGGCATGAAGGTCAAGGGTGAGTGGTTCAACAGCTTCGACACGAAGATCCATGAGTTCGCCCAGCATGCCAAGGCGACGAACACGGCCGTACGGCTCACGTTCGATCTGAACGAACGCGGGTTCCGCGACATCCTCGAAATATCGCAAGCGGAGGAGTAGCACATGACGTCTGGGGGATATGATGAGGTTGCTGTATCGCAAAGGGGTCACAGACACGGTTAGGGCAATCTTCGACAAGGATGCTTCCGAGGCGGTATGATGAGATGGGGTAACAGCATGATCTCTGACGTTATGAACACGGCGAAGCGCAAGAGACTGAGACGGATGCCATTCCTCGATGACCTGGACCTGGATCGACTTCGGGGTTCGGACGTCAGCCTTCTCGAAGTCTTGCAGGACTTCAAGACTCACACGCGGGTTGATCTGGCGTCCCATTCAAGAGCAGGAGAAGGTCAGGCGCAGAGCTTCACGGCGCGCATATCGGAACTTCGGAAGCGGTGTCCGAAGGTAAGGATCGAGTGCAGGCAGATCCAGGGCACGCATCCGAGGGCTACGGAGTACCAGATGTTCCGGGCAGATCGGAAGAACGGCGGTGAACCGTGAAGGTGAACCTGAAGTCAATCGTCATGGACAAGTCGATCTGCTGCCGCGCCAAACTGAACATCGAAGCGATCAACGACTACGCGGAAGCGATGCTGGCAGGTGGCGAGTTTCCTCCGGTGGACCTGTTCGGAACCGATAAGGAGTGCTGGATCGGTGACGGCTGGCACCGGGTCTCTGCCGCAGACAACGCCGCGCTGAGGGTGATCGAAGCCAACTTGCATCAAGGCGGCAGGTCAGAAGCGGTCAAGTTCGCTCTGAACTGCAACGCAGCCCACGGAGTCAGGCGGACCAACGTAGATAAGCACCGTTGCGTCGAGATCGCCCTGCGGGAGTTCTCCGACTGGTCCAACGTGGCAGTTGCGGAAGTGTGTGCGGTGAGCGTGAACACGGTCAGGTCGTATAGGGATCAACTTGTCAAAATGACAGGTACCACTCAACCCGCACGCGGAAAGGAAGATGCGGGCGGTCCGAAGCGGAAAACGCGCACCGGCCGTGATGGCAAGCAGCATCCGGCAGAGGGGAAGCGGAGCAGGAAGAACAAGGCCAAGGCGAAGCGAGAGGAGGCTCGTCGGCTGAAGGCCATCGGCATAGATCGGGCGAGAGAGGCGATTGCCATGATGGCAACGGTCCCACTGGACGATCCAGAACGAGCAGAAGGATGGGCAATACTAAGGGGGTGGCTCGATGAGAACGAAGGATAAGGACACGATCTACTGGACCAGGGACTACAACATCTTCAAGAAGACTGTTCACAACCGGATGGTTTTCAACGACGACCACCTGGTTGAGTCTATCCAGAAACACGGATTCCGAGCATCGTGCGCGATCCACGTCATGCGTAATCCTGACTGGAAGGTCGGAGCGAAGTACAACAAGTTCATCGTCAAAGACGGACATCGCAGACTCTCATACGCCGAGAAACTCAAGGTTCCGGTCGCCTACATCGTGGAGACCGAAGACATCGACATCTACGATCTCCAGGGTACGCAGAAGGCGTGGTCGCTGAAGAACTGGCTTCAGGCGCGCGCCAAGCATCACCATCCTGAGATCGAAAAGTTCGAAAAGTGGTACGAACCCACGGCACTCCCGCTAGGCTTCGCGCTGTCGATGATGAACTGCGCGGGAAGGGGAAGCGTGAGCCAGCACCTGAAGGACGGGACCTTCAAGATGGGCAACCCCGAGAAGGCCGATCGGCTGGTGAGACTCCTCAACGGATTGAAGGAGGCCGGAGTGGAGTTCGCTAAGAGCACGAACTTCTGTACGGCGATGCGGTGGGCGATGGCAACTCCGGGGTTCGAAGCTGCGCACTTCCTGAAGCAAGTCCGCATGCGCCCGTCGATGCTGGAGCATTGTGTGACCGTGGACCTCTACATCGACTCCATCGACGCGGCCTACAACTACCACCGGCAGGCCGGGAGGCTTGCAATCAAGCACAACGCCGGTGAAGCCAAGCGCGCGCACGAACGGGTGAATCGGACCAACGTGAAGCAGGAAGTCCGCAAGGTAGCAAAGGTGAAGTGATGAGAGGGCCGGTTCCGATCCGACTGGAACTGTCTCCAGAACTCCGACGCTACGCGGAGTGGGTCGGAAGGAAACGGTACGAGAAACACGTCGGTCGCGGAACTAAGGATCGGCACGGCATGGAGAAGGATCTGGAGACAGACATCCTGTCATGCTGTGCCGAAGCCCTAGTCGCAGAGTACTTCGATCTGGAGTGGCACGCCTTAGGAGAGATGGTGAAGGTCGATGTTGGGGAGTGTCTCCAGGTCCGTCACACGATTCACGACATGGGTTGTCTGCTAGTCCATGAAGATGACCGGCTGGATCACCCGTTCATCCTTGTGACCGGAGAGCAGGATCCGTCGAAGAAGTTGGCGATCCGTGGGTGGCTTCTCGGCAAGGACTGTATGCGCAAGCACTGGTGGGGCGTTCGCAAAAGGAAGCAGCACCCGTGCTATTGGGTTCCGATAGACGCGCTACTGGACATGACGGCCCTTCCAGAGCAGTACCAGGAGGGCAAGCCTCTTGCGTTTCCTGGCCAGAAGCCGAGGCAGTTGATGTTGATGTGATCGTTGGCAGCGGCCCCGGCGTCCGTTCGTCGGGTTCGGGCGAAACCGGGGTGATCCCTGTGCGCCCCGGTGGGGCCGTGTCGCCCAAGAAGGCGAATCCAGAGAGATTTCGCCCATTAGGGCGATTCTGATGGGAAGGAGAAGAAATGACGGCGCTGATGATCGCGTTGGTGATCATTGTGGAAGTTGCTCTTGGGATCGCGGTCGGCAGCCTGTTCCGGCTGAAGGATAGGGGGTAAGCGATGGGAGATGCTGCGGATCAACTTGAGGAGTACGAAACGATGCTGGCGCTTAGGTCGCCGGATCACCTTCGGCTCTACGCAATACGCGCCCGCATCCGGCTGGCGCTGCGGGTGCTGGCG